ATGTCCCTTGGTATACTTGCTATTGAACCTAGTGTTGATTTTTAATCGACACTGGCTTTCTGTACCTTTTGTATCACGGCTCTGTACCTGACTTCTATTGATGTTAGATTGCCGCTATTCTTGTTTCTACTGGTTTTGCAATACCTTAAAAATGCTAACCCCCCATTTATAAACAAAAACCTCATTTGGTGTCTTTGGCACCCTATAATAAGTCCCTTCGTGGTAAAAAATAGTCATCTCTATACGAGATGTGAGTGATTATAAAAATTTAAAAAGGAAATTTTCCAACTTATACAAATAAAAATAGAAAAAAGAATTTAATTCTTAACATATACAAATAAAAATAAACTCTTTGGACATTTCCAACAAAAATATAAACAAAAACCTCATTTGGTGTCTTTGGCACCCTATAATAAGTCCCTTCGTGGTAAAAAATAGTCATCTCTATATGAGATGTGAATGATTATAAAAATTTAAAAAGGAAATTTTCCAACTTTTGGACATTTCCAACAAAAATATAAACAAAAACTAATGACTATAAATCTGTGAATGGTTTTCACCGGTATTTATAATACATCCTTTGGAAATGAATTTCATTGTGATCCCGTTGCTAAGAAAACTGGCAGACCTTATATATAGGAATTTATTCTGTGGTCCTTTTTTCTTTCTCAACCGTTTTTCATTGATCATTATTTACTTAGTAGGAGGATCGCTTGTGAAGCGATTATGTCACCGTCTTTTGACGTTTAGTACTCCATATTGTCCCAATAGATCCACAGTTTTTCATTATACCCCACACGTAAAGTCGAGTGGTGCTTGTGAGTTAAGGAACTCTCAACCCTTATGTCGGAGGTGGAAGCGATGTTGATAAAACCTAAGACACAGACACGACCAGAATGATTTACCAACTTAACCAATCTCAACGTCTTGTCCAAAAGATCATGTCCAATCGAGTGATCTACACGCTACCCTATGCATTTATGCTTAGAAGACTTTGTTCTGATTTGATTCGTTCGAATCAGAACAGAGTACTTTGTTTCACTGAAACAAAGTGGTGCGCACCTAAACATGGAATTCGTTCCCATGTGACAAAGTACGCACGCAAGGTGCGTTTTTACAAAAAACGCACCAGCTGGGTGAAAAATGTTTCTACATTTTCCACCCTCAGGGAGAAATTAATTTCTCCCACCATCCACAGAGATAAATATAATATTTATTTCGATTTCACTCAGGTAGAACTTCAGATTCTTCACAATATATCTCGCAATCATGACGTTAATACTTTTAATAGTGTTATTCAGACTGATTCTGAAATTGAAGAACAGATTTTTACATCATCAGAGCATGGTGATATACCTGAACCTATGTTGCATTCTCATGATTTCAGCAAAGGAGATCTTTCTCTACATGAACTGAATTATGAATCCCCAAATTTTCCCAATTTACAAAAGATTTTCGAATCTGATTTTTGGAGAACAAATGAGGCAACTTACTTGGTCATCCAGACTCTTAAAAAAGCCAGAGATGTTGAAGACATTGTATTGGCTCTTTCTCAGTTTTGGATTGCCTTTACAAAGAAATCCATTGCTTCTTTGGCTTTGAATTTATTTGATAAAGCTTCAGAACTTATAGCAATTCTTACACAAAACAATGATGGGGAAGTCCAATCTGACTACAATCCTTTCATTGAATTTAGAAAAATTATTTCCTCTACCGAGCAGCACTGGTCACATCCCCTGTTAATCAAATTACGATCTCTTTTTCATTACCTACTCAGTTATTCTATTTTAGATAAAATGGGTATTACATATGATCAATTTTGGTTTTCAAAAGCTGAAGTCGAAGCTAGTAAGAAACAACACTCCTCTAAATATGGATTTGTCATGTCCATCTTGGACGGAACCTCATACATTTTAGAAAGAATATATGATTGTTACTTAACTAATTCCTGGTCACCCTTACTGCATAATGCTAGTTCATATGGGAGATGGGCTGATGATATTTTCCAAATCAAAG